TGCCCTAGAGAAGTTAAAAATAGAACGAGCTGAAATAGACGGCACAACCAAAAGATGGGTCGCAGATGCTAGAAGCGGAAATTGGCTTGCATCCAATGTTCGTCCATTGGTTCTTGTATTTTTAACAATATCATATGTTATAGGGTGGTACGCCGGCTATCCTCTAGATTCTGTAACTGGTCTTCTTACTATAGTGATAGGAGGCTATTTCGGTTCGCGAGGAGTTGAAAAAGTATTTGGTAATAATAAACATAAAGAATAAAAATGATTGAACAAGATATAAAAATCTTTGGACTAAATATAGGCGCAATATTGTTTTCAATAATACCTGACATGAATTCACTACTACAGACAGTAGTTTTGACATTATCAATAGTGTATACAGTGCTAATGATTTATAAAAAAATAAAAGAATGAAGTATGAAATATTTTAATGAATCTGAATTTAGTGAGTTTGATAAAATGGATCCAGCATTGCTTCTAATGCTAGATAATCTTAGAGAGACATATGGATACCCAATTAAGCTTACATCAACATACAGATCACCTGAGCATCCAATAGAAGCAAAGAAAGCAAAACCTGGGGAACACGCCCATGGTGCCGCTGTTGATATTGCATGTGTAGGTGGTGAAGCTACTTTTAAACTAGTTAAAGCTGCAATCATTGTAGGCTTTACAAGAATAGGTATAAGTAGAAAAAAGAATTTTGTTCACGTCGGGGTTGGCTATGAAGGTGCACCTAAAATGACAATATGGACATACTAAATTAAATTAAATGGCAAAGTTAATAAGAAAAATAAGTGTAGGCACAGATTATAAAAATGAGGCTATGCACTACTCAGTAGGTCAAGAAGTTTATGGAGGACATAAGATTTCAGATATAATAGAGGAAGAGAAATGTTATAAGATATTCATAACTAAAAACAAAGAAGTTCTTCCTTGGAAACATTTTAATGCAAATATGGCGGTATCCGTCGAGTATAATCTAGACTATTAAATGCAATCATTATTTGACTATATCATATCTACTGAAAACCGCTATAATAACGTGGTTAATATCGACGAAAAAAAACTAATTGTTAATACTGAAATTACAGAACGTGACCACATTTTTGTTAATCGCATTGGTATTGTTTGTTCTTGCCCTATTACGGGCGATGCAACGATAAAAAAAGGAGACGATGTTATATTACATCATAACGTATTTAGAAAATGGTATGACTCTCACCAGGTGGAGAAAAACTCAGCTAGTTTTTTAAGTGAAAATAGATATTTAGTTGCAAGTGATCAAATATATGCTTACAAAAGAAACGGTGAATGGAAATGTTTACCTGATTACTGCTTTGTAAAACCAATATATAAAGATGATGAATGGTCTCTTCAGACTGATGAAAATTTATCAGGGGAGTTAGTATATCTAAATAAAAAATTAGAAGATCTAGGGCTGTCTAAAGGCTCTATAGTGGGCTTCACACCTAACTCAGAATATGAGTTTACTATAGATGGCCAAAAGTTATATAGAATATTATCAAATCAAATAACAATTAATTATGGATCGACGACAAAAGATAGTTCAAGCGGCTGAAAAAGCTTTAATAGAACTAGATAAAGTTATAAGACAAAAAATTGATTTAGTTGAACTAGATCCAGAAAAAGCAAAGACAGCAGCTCAAGCTAAATGGGTTGCTATAGAAGACTCTTTAAAGATAATTGAAAAAATAGAACAGCTATCTGAAACTAAAGAATCAAAAAAAGAATCTAAAGCTTTTTTAGGTGTTGAAAATAGAATCAAATAATGTATAAACAAGCTCTATATACTATACACAAAGATCATTTATCTGATAAAAAGATTAAGCATACTAATAAACATAAAAATTTTAAGTATGGTTATAATGAAGATCTTGATTGTGTTATAATAAGCAAGGATGGTACTCTAGGTGAGATATACAATATACAAGGTCTAAAGGTAGGATTACCTAAAACTCCAGATACAATACATGGAGAAGATCTTGATACATCTGATCAGTACTTTAGAATAGCTAATAAGCCAGAATCTTTAAAAAAACTAAGAACAATATATGACTTTCAAAGCACTCCAGAAAACATTAAAGAAAAATACTATCCTTACATTGATAGTGAGTTTACTAACAGGGATGCTGGTTATTGGTTCATGTGCAACGGTGCCCCAAACTACATTACAGGATCGCACTATATATATCTCACTTGGACAAAGATCGACGTGGGATCACCTGACTTTAGACAGGCAAACAGGATATTTTACTACTTTTGGGAGGCATGTAAGGCCGATAAACGTAGCTATGGAATGTGCTACCTTAAGAATAGACGGTCTGGATTTAGCTTTATGGCGTCTTCAGAGACAGTCAACTTGGCAACTACCTCTAAGGACTCAAGGTTTGGGGTCTTATCTAAGACTGGAGCGGATGCTAAGAAGATGTTCACGGACAAGATTGTACCCATTTCAATCAACTACCCGTTTTTCTTCAAACCAATACAGGACGGAATGGAACGTCCCAAAACAGAATTATCCTACAAGATTCCTTCCAAACGACTTACCAGAAATTCCCTTAAGGAAACCAATCAAAAAGAAGAAGAAAGATTGGGAGCAGGCTTGGACACCACGATCGACTGGAAGAACACGGGCGACAACTCGTACGATGGGGAGAAACTACAACTCCTCGTCCACGACGAATCGGGGAAGTGGGAGAGGCCCGACAACATCCTCAACAACTGGAGGATCACGAAAACCTGCCTCAGGCTCGGTGCAAAAATTGTAGGTAAATGTATGATGGGATCAACATCTAATGCTTTAGCAAAAGGTGGAGATAACTTTAAAAAATTATTTTATAATTCAGATGTTACAAATAGAAACCGCAATGGTCAGACTGCAAGTGGATTATATTCTTTGTTCATACCTATGGAATGGGGTTACGAAGGATTTATCGATAAGTATGGCTATCCTGTCTTCGACACCCCATCAGAACCGGTTGAAGGAATTGATGGCGAAAGAATATATACAGGAGTTATCGAACACTGGGACAATGAAGTTGATGGCTTAAAAAACGATAGTGATGCTTTAAATGAATACTACAGACAATTTCCAAGATCTGAAAAGCATGCGTTTAGAGATGAAACAGTAAATTCATTATTTAATTTAACTAAGATATACCAACAGATAGATTTTAACGAAGAGATGACTGCTAAAGGTCATATAGTTAAAGGTTCATTTTCATGGAAAAATGGTATGAAAGATACTGAAGTTATTTGGACACCAACTAACAATGGTAGATTTAAAATATCTTGGATACCGCCAAAAAATATACAAAACAATACATTAGTTAAAAATGGTATTAAGTACGCTGGTAATAATGGATTAGGTGCTTTTGGCTGTGACTCATATGATATATCAGGAACAGTAGGAGGTAGAGGTTCTAATGGAGCATTACATGGTTTAACTACTTTTTCAATGGTAAGTGATGTGCCTAATAGTAAGTTTTTTTTAGAGTATGTTGCTAGACCTCAAACAGCTGAGATATTTTTTGAAGATGTATTAATGGCATTAGTATTTTATGGTATGCCTATACTTGCAGAGAATAACAAACCTAGATTACTTTATCATTTAAAAAGAAGAGGTTATAGGGGTTTTTCAATGAACAGACCAGATAAGTTAATCGGTAATTTATCTAAAACAGAATTAGAATTAGGAGGTATTCCTAACTCTTCAGAAGACATAAAGCAAGCGCATGCTGCTGCTATTGAATCATATATAGAAGAATACGTTGGTGCTAAAGACGAAAACCATGGAGATATGTTTTTTCAAAGAACATTAGAAGACTGGGCTAAGTTTGACATATCAAAAAGAACAGCATACGATGCATCTATAAGTAGCGGGTTAGCTATAATGGCGTGTCGTAAACATTTATATCGCCCAAGGGCGGAAAGGATAGTTAAAAAACTTGATTTTTCATTTTCAAAATATAAAAATGACGGATCAAGAAGTGAGATAATAAAATAAATATGGCAAAAATAAAAGCGAAAAATTACACATTCCCTAGTCAAACAGTATCCGACTCTGTTAAAAAGACTCAAGAGTATGGTTTATCGGTAGGTAGAGCTATTGAACAAGAGTGGTTCAATAAGGATAACAATGGGGTTAGTAGGTTTTATAATTCTAGAGAAGAATGCCATAGACTAAGATTGTATGCTCGTGGTGAGCAATCTATAAGAAAGTATAAAGATGAATTTGCTATAAACGGAGATTTATCTTATTTAAACTTAGACTGGAAACCAGTGCCTATAGTTCCTAAATTTGTAGACATTGTTGTTAACGGTATGCAAGATAGAACTTTTACAATAAAAGCCATAGGACAAGATCCAATATCTACTGGTAAAAGAACCAAGTTTGTAAATGATGTTCAGCAAGATCTTAACACTGCCGACTTATTAGAAAAAATAGAAGGAAAGTTAGGAGTTTCAGCCAGAAATTTTGCTGTAAATGAATTACCTGCTAATACTGAAGAGTTAGAGCTTTACATGCAGATTAACTACAAGCAAGGTATTGAAATAGCTGAAGAACAAGCTATAGATAATATATTTAAATCTAATGGTTATGATCAAACAAAAAGAAGAATTGACTATGACATAGCAACAATAGGTATTGGTTGTGCTAAACATGGTTTTAATAATACAGACGGAGTAGTTGTTGAATACGTTGATCCAGCTAACTTAGTT